AGTTTTATAGATATGATGAACTACAGCGCAATTGGTTTGATGGTCCTTGACAAGAAGTGGCCTGAGAAGTAAAATCAAAGTAAAGGAGAATAAATGATTACAAATACAAGAGTGCAGGATATTGCACTATCACTACTAAAGCAACAGTCTGAGCGTGACGCACAAAAGAAAATTGGTGCGTCTGATTTCTCAGACCCTTGCTCATATCATCTAGCTAAAAAGCTACTTGGTGAAAAAGAAGGTCCGGCTAAATATTGGCTTGGCGCAAAAATCGGAACAGCTATGCACTCTCTTATTGAAGATGCGATTGATAAAGCTGACCTAGAGCTAATCCCAGAACTTTCTGGTGCTGAGGTTGAAAAGAAAATCTATCTTGGTGAGCTTGATGGCTACGGCACGATTAGTAGCAAACCTGACCTAGCAATGATTCAAGGCAATCACTTGGTTGACTGGAAAACTAGCACACGAGACAAGAGCAAAAAGATGCAAAAGGTTTTGTTTGAAGAAAAGCCAGACGCTTCTATGGTCTACACAATTCAGAAGTATTACACCCAGCTTCAGATTTATGCTTGGGGTTTAAATAACTCAGGTGTTGAGATTGATGGTTGCTCTATGGTATTCATTAACCGAGATGGAACCACCGATCATGATGTTTGGGCTTACACTTTTGAATACTCAAAAGAATACGCTCAGGGAACCTGGGACCGACTAGAAACAATCTGGAAAGGACTTCAGGCAGACCCAAGCCCAGAGCAGTTTGAACGTCAAGCTGAGTGCTTCAAGTGTAAAGTGACGGACCCAGCATGAGCCTAAAAGCAGCTTTGGTTGCGACCTTTATTATTCAGTTTGTAATTAGGTTGGCTATAGGTCTTGTGCTGATTGACGCTCAATACCAAATAGAGACTGTTGTTTATAAGTATCTATTTATGTTCTCAGGGCTTGTAATTATTGCAATTGGGCTTATGAGGCTTTTGAAACTTGTCAGCGTGTTCCGCCACACTAAGTAATCAAATATGATAGTATTTCTAATACACAACAGAAAGGAGAAGTTATGGTAAATCCAGAGCTTCCAGCTTTACCTTTTCAGCAGTTCGTTAAAAAGGCAGAGCAACTAAATACACCTAAGTCAATCCTGATTTATGGTGACCCAAAGAACGGTAAGACTTGGCTAGCAGCCTCGGCAAGTGAAGTTGCTGAACTCGGTCCGGTATTACTTATCGATATCGAAGGCGGAGCTTCCGCTATCGCTCGTGACTGGAGAGACGTTGATGTTATCAACGTTGAGACACACGAACAACTAGAGACCGTAATGGAATCTTTAGTTTCTACTAAGCACAAGTACAAGACAGTCATTCTTGACACTCTTGGCGTAGCCATGGATAGAGCTGAAAAGTTCTTTGGTGAAAAGCTAGAGAACAAGAACAACCGTTTTGGAAAGTGGGGTGACTTGAAAGAATGGACTACACAGACTGTTCGCAAGTTGCACTCCGCACCATTCTTGACCATCCTGATTGCTCACGCTCAGGATGAGAAAGACGAACAGACTGGAGCTATAAAGATTCTTCCTATGCTTCCTGGTTCGGCTAAAAATACTCTTCCAGCAATTCCAGATATCATCGGATATATGACTGCTGAGAAGGGTGAAGAAGGTATCAGGAGAGTCCTTTACCTTCAGTCATCAGATCGTTTGGTCTCAGGAAACCGCTTCGGCTTACCGCCTAAGTTGTATGAGCCAAGCATGAAGAAGATAATCGATACAATCAAGAAACTAGGAGAAAAGTAATATGCAAATCTCAGTTCCTGAGAACCTGCCACAAAGCAGTTCAACAAGCTACGAGCCAGTACCTGCTGGTAAGTACGAAACAACCATTTTCGACGTTCAGGCAGAGACTGTGAAGTCTGGTCAGAACGCCGGAAAACCACGCTGGAAAGTCCAGCTAAAAATTGCAGACGGTGAATTTGAAAACCGCCGTTTGTTTGTCTTGATTCCACTTTACGTGGCTGGTGACTTTTGGAAGACTCAGAGCTTCTTCGAGTCTCTAGGCTACCCAGTAAAGGGGAACTTCGACGTTCCAGATATCAACGAGCTTCTAGGTAAGCCAGTTGTCGCTAGAGTAGTAATTCGTGAAGCGCAAGGCGAGTATGCTGCAGATAACAATGTTTCTGGATTCGAGAAGGGCACTGCTAAGTCGGGAGCAGACCTTCTAGCTTCAATGGGCGCAACCCCGACTGATTCCGCCTGGGCGTAAGCCTAACGGAAAACGAGGGGTGCGTCTCGTAAACAACGCACATTAGCCACAACTGGTGTATCACAGCTTCTTCTCCTTTCACTGTGATAGTAAGTTCGATTCTTACTGGTGGTACAAAACGGAGAAGAAGAAAGGTATGTAAATGGATTCGAGAGTGTTCTTTGAGTCGGTCTTTGGAGAAGGGGCTGGCTACGCAACTATCGTTACGATGGATGCACGAAAGAATCCGACTGTCCAAAAGTTTTTCAACTACCCAGCCGAGCTTGACTTAATAGTTGATTATGTTGAGAAGTTTGTAAACGAAGATGTTTACTTCTCACCAATCCTTTTCCATGAACAGCGTAGAATCCGCGAGAACGCAAAAGAAGTCGCTGTCGTTTATGCCGATGCAGACGCTTGCCCACCAGAGAAGTTTTTAATAAAACCTTCTATCTCAGTGCAGACATCCCCGAACCGCTGGCACTGCTACTGGATGTTGGAGAAGGCCCACGAGCCACACATAATCGCAACCATGTCAAAAAAGGTTGCTTACGCACACAAAAACGATGGCTGCGATCTATCTGGTTGGAATCCAACCAAGCTACTTAGAGTTCCTGGGACACGTAACACCAAGTATGAAAATGAATCTTACACAGTTATCGGTAGCACTTCTGGTGAAATTTATACCCTAGAAGAGATGGAACAGACTTACGGCAAAACTGAGATTGAAGCAATAAGCGAAGTTAGCTTAGTTCCAATGCCAGCTCAGTCGGCAGATATCGTGACTATTCTTTCTAAGATTCCAGCCAACTCAGAAATTGCAACATTGTATATGGATGAGCCACCAGTAAATGCCGATTGGTCTAAGAGGCTGTGGAAGCTCGAGATGGAGATGTTCAGACTTGGCTTTAGCCCCGAGGAAGTATTTGTAATAGCTAAACACGCAAAGTGTAACAAGTATCACTCGCCACTAAGACCGAAGCGCTTAGACGCTGATGGTGACCTGTGGAGAGAGATTCTTAGGGCTAGTCAGTCTTTTGGAACTACCGCAACGCCAGAGTATGTACTAGATGAGATTGACAAAAGGACCGAAAAGCCTGTCGATTTCCTAACCGAAGATGAGCGTGGAGTAGTAGCAACCAACAAGACCTTTGTAGATAGATATGTAGATTGGTCTCAGAAGAAAACTGATGCGGCTGTTGAGTATCAGATTGCTGGTGCGTTTACAATTCTTTCTTCTTGCTTCTCTGACACTGGTCACGCTGTTCCTAAGTATGGCAAGATGGGCCTAAACCTTTGGTTCATGATTCTTGGTGAAACAACCAGAAGCCGTAAGTCAACCTCACGTCAACTAATGCTCAGGATTGTTCGTGAGTATGAAAAGTTTGCTGGGTATCAAATTGACGTTGGTTCTGATGTGACTGCAGAAGGTTTGGTCAAGCTACTTTCTGTTAGGGATAAGCAGACTTCGCTGTTTCATCGTGATGAGGTTCAAGGTATGTTTAAGGACTTTATTAATAAGACCTACATGGCAACTGCTGCAGAGCGGTTCACAGAGCTTTATGACGGTCACGTTCCTGTTATTGTGCGCTCCACTGGAGGCTCTAGTCCTGGCAAGGGAATGCAGTCTGAGAGAGCCGAGACTAACTTCTTGATGTACCTAATGGGTATTACCAGCAAGACTGCTGATGTTCTGACCACCGAATATTTCCGGTCTGGTTTCTTGGCTAGGTTTATCTATGTAATTGCTGATGCACCAGACAGAACTTTTGAGAGCGAAGCAATCAGACAAGCTGATGAAGTGGAAGTAAGGTCCCGAGATGATGAGATGGATAACATCGTGCGATCACTTTACGACGCTTACCTTTACTGGCAGAAGAAGGGTGCGCCTTTCCCTAGACCGATTCGCCTAACTGATGAAGCACTAGAAAGATTTAATAAGTTTAAATGGGAGATGGGTGAGTACACCAACGGTCACGACCACGAGGAATCTATTGAGCCAAGCCGTCAGCGACTAGCCTTGTCAATCTGGAAGTGTGCAATCTTGATTGCTATGTATGACAAGTCTGATGAGGTGGAGCTAAGGCACATGCTTATTGCTATTCACTATTCCGAAGACTGGTTCCGCAACCTAGTTCGCATGGCTGGTGCAATCTCTGCTTCTGAGTGGCAACGGGAAGTTGACCAAGTAGAAAGCATGATTGCTTCTAAGGGTGGCAGAATGCGCTACGAAGATGTATACAAGAGATTTGCAAACAAGCGCAAGCGTGAGTTTGATGAAATGCTTGATGCCCTGAAGTCCCAAGGGAGACTTGGAGTTTCTAGCGAGTCTGGAAAAATGTATCTTGAGGTAAACATCTAGTGAATCAGCAAGATAAGCACAGGTTGCTGAGTCAAGCTATCTGGCTAAGAGACAACGCCGAGTCAATAACTAAGACTATGGCGTTTGAGCTAATCCGAGAGCTCGATGAGTTTGGCGCTTTATCAATTAGACAGATTAGCAACATAGTTGGTGGCAAGATATCCAACACAACCCTGTGTAAATACTTAGCTGTAAGGCCAAGAGTGGGTGGCAGGTTAAACCCTAAGAGCTTAGAAGACATTGCTGAGTGCTTATCTGACAAAGAGCGTAACTCGGTTGACTATAGAATTGTTAAAAGAATACTTTTGGCAGGAACTTCCCAAAACACACTGTCTAGGTTGACCGGAATAAATCAATCTTCTATAAGTAAGAAAGCAAGGCTGTAATGGATTTGTTCTCAAGAAAAGCTAAGTTTCATGATGTCGTAAAAAACGAAGAGGCTTTGATTTACCACGCCGTAAAATACCAATCTGGCAACCGCTATCCACTCGCTGTCCTGTGTTTTCAACACATACAACATAAAGCTAGGATTAGAAAATGAAGCAAATATTATCATTCGACCCAGGCGGAACCACTGGTTACGCATTTATTGTTTATCCTAAAAACGAGATTCCAATGATGATCGACTCTGGAGAAATTAAGGGTGGTCACCAAGGATTTATAGATTGGTGGCGCGGTGGTGGCTTAGATATGGCATTAGGTTCGACTTTGGTTTGCGAGTCGTTTACCCTGCGCCAAGGGGTTCCGGGAGTAAACCTCGAGCCATGCTATGTTATGGGCGCACTTGAAGCACTTAGTCGCAAGCAGGAGATTGTGTATCAAAGACCAACCTACAAGGCTTACTGTGACAATGACGCATTGAAGAGGCTTGGTTTTTACCTAGTTGGCCAGCAACACGCTAGAGATGCTGTGAGACACGCAATAGCCTACCTAAGAATAGTAGAAAAGCACGAGCCAACCTATAAGCTTGGATGGCCTGATAGAATAGATGAGTAAGAAACGAGGTAAAGATGTCTTCAAGGGCTAGAAAAAGAACCTTTAAAAAGGTTAAGGAAGTTACTAATTCGCTGTATCAGCAAGTAAGTGGCGATGAAAAGGCTTTAGTTGATGCCATGCTTGCCATTGTTCAACAGTTTGGAAAGTTTCAGTCTGAGGGTAGCTCGATAAACGCTGGCTACGATAACGCAGAAAATAACCGTAATCTTGCTATTGGAGTAAAATGCGGGAACTGTGTATTCCACGCTATGACTGAGACTGGAATTCAATGTAGCGCTATCGAACAGGAAATTGAAGAGGATGGCGCTTGTAGATTTGCAGCAATTCCACCAGGAATTGTAAACGTTGGAGAGACAATTAAGGTCAAGAAAGAGGCTAAAGGCCCATACAACCCTCCACAGGGCGTTCAAAGCGCCGCTAAGAGGGCTTTAGGCTGGATAGCAGATGGCAAGGCTGGTGGCGGATTCACCGACGTAGGACGGCGCAGAGCCTCTCAGCTAGCGTCTGGTGAGCAGGTCTCTAGGGCAGTTGTAGGTCGTATGCGTTCATACTTTGCTCGGCACACCGTAGATCGTAGAGCAAAAGGCTTTTTTGCTGGTGAGACTGGATATCCAAGTCCTGGCCGTGTTGCTTGGGACGCATGGGGTGGCGATGCTGGACGAACTTGGGTAAATGGCATAGACTTAGAGAATGAGTAGAAAAAACTGTAAGCTATGTCAGCTTCTACCGAGTGTAGAAATTGAAACCATGTTGGCAACTAAGCCAAGTCGCTT